TTAGACTGGACGAATGTATTTAAAAGCTTCGGTGAATTCAGAGACAGTGTTAGTCAGATAAGACTCGTATTGTCCAATGATCCTAGCGTTACAGCAAACGATATTGTAGGAAATATAAAATTAAATACTAGCAACGTAAATTTATTAGATATCACATTAGATTCTAATACAATTCCAAGCAATACACTAACACCTGTTTCTGCTGTTATTAATCCACAAATTAACTTTCCTGGAGATGGTACATTAACAGCAAGTGCAACTGGAGATAGATATTTACTGACCCAAGACACTCCCGGATCAAACGGTATATGGGCAGCTAATGCTAAAAAACACGATATTATCGAATACGACGGCAGCAATTGGAATATTGTATTTGACGCTAGTACAACAAACACTATACAATACACTACAAATCTAACAACAGTAGACAGTCTGAAATGGACAGGCACAGAATGGGTCAATTCATTCGAGGGCACATATAATCCAGGATTTTGGCGACTATACCTATAATGATACAAGCAAGCGGATGCTGTTTTCTTGCCCTCGACACGGGCAGAATAATGTTACAGCAAAGAAGTAAAAATTCAAGTCATCCACTCAAGTGGAGCTTTTGGGGAGGCAAAGCTGAACGCAAAGAACGTCCCATCCAAACACTATTACGTGAATGCAAAGAAGAATTAGGGCCATTGCCTGACATTGAAAAGGTTTATCCACTACATACATTTTTAAGTGAAGATAAAAAGTTTACCTACAACACGTTTTGTGTTACAGTATTCGAAGAGTTTATTCCGCGGTGCAATCATGAAAGTGCAGGCTATGCTTGGGTTAGCATAGACTGTTGGCCTAAGCCATTGCACCGAGGCGCTTACTTAATTTTAAACAACACAGAAATGGTAGAGAAGATCACTACTATATACGAACGTCAAAAAGACAAACTAGACTTGCCAAACTGGTTAGATAGTTTTTAATTTAACTTGATACTCATTTCTGACTGTCACCTTTAGCAATTCTATAATTATCTTCTACACTGTCAGGTGTACTTACTTCTACAATAATACTGTTATCTTCCATTGCAAGTAATTGATGAGGAAGCATAGGCTCGTTACGCCATGAGTCTCCTTTGTGTAACACATGAGTTTCTAATTCAGCATTGTCTGTATTCATAATATGTAATGTAAAACTGCCATTCATTACATACCAGCTTTCGTCTTTTTCTTTGTGAAAGTGCATACTAAACTTAGCGCCTTTTTTGTCGAAAAACATAAGTTTGCCACAGTACTTGTCATTGGTGGCAAAAATTAGTTCTCGTCCCCAGCCTTTTTCTTGTACCCCGTTAAGCTGTGTCATTTAATAGGCACTCCATTACTATCAGTTGGTAAATTCATTCCTTGCTCCCAATGTTGTCGATATTTGATATCTTCCGGTGTCATTAATTGTTGCCAGTATTTGTTATCTCTCCAAGGTATATAGTTAAAATTAATTACTACACGCCTTTGTTGATTTGTACAACTAGTTCCACTGTGCTTTAATCTTGAAGGAAATATTACTAACCTATTTGCAACACTAGGAACTTTGTCTCCATCTTCAAACTCAGTGTGTCCATCATTTGAATTGACATAATATACAGCGGTCAATGATCCAGTTGCATGTACATCATTATGAAATCCATGTACTACTACTTTATCAGTTCTTCCAGTTAAATTCGCTTTAGTTCTAATAATCGCTTGTGGTGCTAAGATATCATTAATAGGAAAAATAAAACTATAATTACGAGGAGATGTCATATAGTATCCATTATCTATTCCATGTACAAACTGATAATCGTTTGTATTATCTTTTACAATTCCAGGATTAAAATACCATTCAAATCCTGTTCCCATCATATGATCATACAGAGCGTCAAATGATTGTTGATCTAATGCGTTGTCAATTATTATTTTATTTTCCATTTATCACCTCAATTGTTCTGGTTGTACTGTAGTCTTCTACAGTAGGTAGTATCACAACTTTTGCAAGTTGATTACCTACAACTGTGTCTACTGTATAGTCGCCGCCTTTTGTAATTATGTTTGGCTGTACACGTTGTATTAATTCCAGCGGAGTATCTTCGTCAAACAGTATTACTTCATCAACAAAGTCTAAACTTTCCAGCAGAACTTTTCTGTCACTTTCGTTGTTAACAGGTCTAGATTCACCTTTAAGACGTCGAACACTGTGATCTGTATTAACACCTACTACTAACCAGTCTCCCAATTGTTTACTAGCCTTGAGCATTTCAATATGTCCTCGATGCACAATATCAAAGCAACCATTGGTAAACACTTTAGTACGTTCTACATCCTGTTTAGTTAAAACATATGTACCAGTGTGCTTAACACTTTGTGTGCTTGCACTAACTGCAAGTTCTAAACATTTTTGGTGACTGTAACCTTTAGTAAGTGCATACACAAAGGCAGCTAAGAAACAATCTCCGGCGCCAGTAACATCTGACACTTCAACTTGTTCTACAGGAACAGTATAGTCAACATCGTCTATTGTAGCATATACACTATGACCTGCATCTGTGGTAATAATATTACCCTGCCATTTGTCAAATTCAAACTTAGTGTATTCGCTGTTGTTGGGTTTTACTAACCAAGCGCCTTCATAGTCGTGTGCATATCGTTTTGGATCTACAATTACTTTAGGACCTTGACTGTTTATGTGTGCAATAATTTGTTTTGCATTGTCTAATACACCCTTGTCGTAGTCACTTAGTATAACATAATCCCATTGGGAGAAGTCACTGCGTAATACGTTAGCTAATACTGCATTTGAATCTGCATCTTTATCATCATCTATACGTGTAATATAATGCCCGTCACATATTATTCTGGTCTTAACACTGCGTGGCTGTTCTGTTTGTAGTAGTGTTGTATCAACGCCTAGGCTTTTTAAGTTTTCATACACCAGTCCTGCACCGCCTAGTGATTCTTTTTCTTTTTGAAAGGTCACAACAGGCACCGGCGCTTCTGGACTAATTCTTGTACTAGTACCATAGATATATTTGTCAACGATCACATCACCAAACACTAATACTTTCATAGATTAGCCTCTACAAATTCTTCAGGTGTAGTAAACTTATAATTCTCTAGATTAGACATTAGGTAGTTGTTGTCACTGCATGTGTATTTTTGATAGATTTTTTGCAATTCCTCTGGCACTGGTATGTATTCTATTTCAGCATTATAATGTTTAGCAATAAGATCTCCCCATTGCTGAAAACTATATGTGCTGCCTGTTCCCAAATTACTTATGAAACTTTTATTCTTGTTCATATAGATACTATACATAATCTCCACAACATCGTCAACACAAATAAAGTCTCTAAGTACTTCGTGACTGTTGTCAAACAGTTTGATTACGCCCGTTGTTTTTGCTTGATGTATAAAATTACTGTATGGGCTTGCCATTCCAGCATGTACTTTGTGACGTTCTCTGTTTCCATACACATTAAAGAAACGCCAACTTTGAATTTTAGATACATATGGGTTATTCAAAAAACTGTTATCACACATCATTTTAGTAGCAGCATACATGTTCTTAGGTGCTAGATTACTGGTAACTTCTTGTGTGTCGATGTTGTCACCATACACACTTGCACTACTAGCAAATACAATATTTTTAAACTTATTAGATAATTTTCTTGTGTAAACTACATTGTTGTGATAGATGCTATCCCAATCGTCGCTACTGGTTTTACTATTAGCACCCAGGTGCCACAATGTACAAGCTGTTACATCTTCAAAATCTTTCAACAACAATTCATCTGGACTTATAAAGTCTGCAAATTCAAGCCCTGCAAGATTTGCCACTTTGTGTTGATTGAGAGTGTCCACACAAACGATATTTGTATGTCCTTTTTTGTTTAAGTGTTTTACCATGTTGCTGCCAATAAACCCGGCGGCGCCTGTTACAATATGCATTCATATCTCCGATTATATACGATTATAGCTGATTCTATACGATTAGTCAAGCTGATAAATAATGTTAACATAGTATTTAACGGAAAGAAAAATTATGAATATTAAGAAAGCGTTTTGGTTTACATTGGGCTGTTTACTAGTAGGCGTTGCCTTTATTGGTGTATACTTGCCCGGGCTTCCTTGGAGTACACCTGCTGTTGGTGCAGCTTACTGTTTTGCAAAAAGCAGTGATCGTATGCACAATTGGATTATGAACCATAAACTGTTTGGCCCATTTTTAAGAGGCTGGAGTGAAAAGCGAATATTTCCTACAAAATTTAAATATTTTATGATTGCTACTATGAGTACAAGTATAGCATTTGTGTGGTTCAGTACAGGTAATATCAAAGCTGTATTGTGGAGCGGTGGCTTTATGGCATTGGTTGCAATATGGGCATGGAGATATCCGGGAAGCGAACAAGAGCACCAAAGACGCAAAGATCTTGGACTTAGAACAGCTTGGCTTAAATGATAGATAAAAACAAATTTCAAAGTGTTATTGACACTTTGAAGTTGCAAGGAAACTATAGAGTATTCAACGATATTTTGCGAGAACGTGGTTCATATCCACAAGCAATACATTACGGCCCGTATAACATTAAAAATATTGTAAACTGGTGTAGTAATGATTATTTAGGTATGGGACAACATAAAGTTGTACTAGATGCGATGCATACTGCATTAGATCAAACCGGAGCAGGTAGTGGCGGTACTAGAAACATAAGCGGAACCAGCCATTATCACGTTGCATTAGAATACGAACTAGCGCAATTGCACAACAAACCGTCGTCTTTGTTATACTCTAGTGCATATGTTGCCAATGAATGGAGCCTAATTGCACTTAGTAAAATTATTCCAGATATTGAATTCATCAGTGATAGTAAGAATCACGCAAGCCTTATACAAGGTATTCGACACAGCGGTGCACCAAAACATGTGTTTGATCATAACAACACAGACCAGCTACTAGATATATTGGAAAAGATACAGGGTACACCTTGTATTGTATTCGAAAGTGTTTATAGTATGGATGGCTCTACTAGTGATATCGAGCGCATAGTAAAACTAGCTGACAGATTTGGTGCAATCACATATTGTGACGAAGTTCATGCTGTAGGTTTATACGGCGCAACTGGTGCTGGATATCTTGAAAAACTAGGACTACAAGACAGAGTTGATTTTGTTAATGGAACATTAGGAAAAGCATTCGGATGTCAAGG